TAGCTGATATTTTAAATAAACCATTAACTATTACTTATAATTATGCTATTACAAACTCATCAGGAACTTGGTCAGGTACGATTAGACCTACTTATGGTTTAGGTGGTACAAATCAAAGTGTTAGTAATACTAATCTAAGTGGTACTCATAAAGAGACAATAACTTTAGCAGGTGTCGGTTTCAATTCATATAGAATTGTAACATCAGGTCTACCTGCTGGGACAACAGTCACAATTACAAATTTAAAAGTCGAATTTGGATCAACAGCCACTCCATACATGCCCTCAGCTAGCGAAGTCACAACTGCTGACTGGCCAAGCTACATCGGTCAGTATTCAGATTTCACAGCTACAGCATCCACAGACCCTACTAAATATGCGCCTTGGACAGTATTTAAGGGAATTGACGGAAATAATGGAAGAGGAATTGTAAGCAGTGAGCAGAAATATCAAGTTACAACTACGCCAGCTAAACCAGTAGACCCTTGGGAAAATAGTGTGTGGCAAACAACGCAGCCTACAACAACGGCTACCAACAAATATCTCTGGTCTATCACTCGAACAACTTTTAATTTAGCGCCTTTGACGCAAGACATTGTCGAACAAAAAGCGGTTTATGGTGATAAAGGAACTGACGGTGACCCTGGTAAAGTTGTTTCTGATACTGAGCCAACTACACGATTCAAAGGATTAACTTGGAAATATTCAGGAACCGCAGACCTTACAGCAAGTGATGGAACAGTTATCCATCTTAACACTGAGTACTACTATAACGGAACCAATTGGATGATTAACTATTTAAGTGCGAATAATATTGAAGCTAATTCAATTAAAGCTGATAAAATTGACGCAAAAAATTTAACAATTACTGATGGTGAGTTCATAAGTACAACAACTAATGGTCCAGTTACAACCTCTACTGAAATCAAAGATAATCATATTGCAATTTCAAAGACAGATGGAACTGTTAATACCAGAAATGATATAGCGCTTGATTCTGAACAAGGACTAGCTCAGAAATTTACGAACATTAATACAGGCTTCTATAGAACAGCTGGGATTAATTATCAAGGGCCATTCACAAGTGACTCAGATGGAAACTATGCTCAACTTACGCCTCAAGGCACGAAGTTATCAACTGACGTTCCTTGGACAACCTTATCGCCAATGGGTGGTTTTAGTGGCGGGTTAATTAGGTTCGCTGTTAAAAATGGTGTTGCCCATTTTTCATTAGCCGGTCTAAGTTGTCCGCCAATGACTGCTGGCAACTGGATAAAATGTGCTCAATTACCGTCCGGTAGCATTGCAATCCCTTCTGAAAACCAAGTAACTGCCGCTTTCACGAACGCTACTGTGTGGGGGTTTTATGTTTCGAAAAGCGGAGGTTTATATCTTCAATCTACATCTAATTCACCAGCTTTAAATGGCTTTGTCAACGCCTCAAATAGTTACCCAATAGGATAGGAGAAAAAATGAAAAAAGTAAATCAGACAAATACAACAACTGACATCTCTGTTGATGATAAAAAAGTGGGGGATTTCACTCTTACCACTTTTGATAACGGAACAATGAACGCAAATTTCATGATCAATGACCCTACGACATTTCACAGCACGCCTGAAGCATCTCAAGATTTGGTTAATTTGGTCAATGATTCAATCAGTAAATCTAAAGCTTTGTTGGCAGATTTTGAAGCTAGTAAAAATTAGAAAGCAGGGGTTATGGAGGAGCAAGCATGGCGAGAAGTGCTCGAACGATTAGCTCGAATTGAGACAAAGTTGGATAACTATGAAACAGTTAGAGATAAAGCAGAACGAGCGCTTTTAATAGCCCAATCAAATGCAAAACTTATAGAAAAAATGGAAGCCAATAATAAGTGGGCTTGGGGCTTTATGCTTACTCTTGCCGTAACTGTTATTGGATATATAATCACTAAAATACTTTAAAAGGAGAAAGAACATGAAAACAATCGACAAAGGAACACTCACACGTACAATCTTACTCTGGTTGGCAATTTTAAATCAAATTTTAACAGCGTTAAACATGAACCCATTGCCACTTGATGATAATACTGTCAGCACAGTTATCACAACAGTTTTTGCACTTTGGGCATGGTGGAAGAACAACGACTTCACTCATGCAGCTAAAAAAGGAACTGAACTTACAAAAAGTTTGAAAAATGGAGATAGCGTTCAAGTGGTTAAAGCATCTGATGCTGACCATGAATTCACAGAAGGAGGCGAATAATGTCAAGTATTGAAAATATGATAGCTTGGATGCAAGCGCGAAAAGGTAAAGTTACCTACTCAATGACTTCACGAATGGGGCCAAACTCTTATGATTGTAGCTCGTCAGTATTCTTTGCCATGATTGCTGGTGGATTTCTGTCAGCAGGTTCAATGGGTAATACTGAAACCTTATTTGGAATGTCAGGAACTAAACTCAAAGAAATCAGTCGCGGAGAGGTCCAGCGTGGCGATATCTTCATCTCAGGCACTCCAGGAGGTTCGGCTGGTTCAGATGGGCATACTGGTATTTTCCTAAGCAATGGCTCATTCATTCACTGCTCTTATACTCACAATGGAATTGCGGTTGATACGAATGATGCATACATGAGCACTCGCTTGCCGCATCACTTTTATCGAATTGTTGGTTCAGGTTCAGCAAATACTGACAAAAAACCTCAAATGATTACATTGAATGTTGACGGTCAGTTTGGTAATGCGACTGCTAAACGATTGCAAGAATACTTTGATACGGCCGGCAAAGACGGAGTAATCAGTCACCAGTACAAACAAACCTTTAACCAAAATATCTATGCTGCTCAGTTTGATTCATCGTTGATAGGTTCAAACGTGGTCAAAGCATTGCAAAGATTCTTAGGAATTGGTCAAGACGGACTGTTTGGCCAAGGTACGATTAAAGCCTTGCAGAAACATCTTGGAACAACGCAAGACGGAACTATTAGCCCAGTATCTGATTCTGTCCGAGAACTGCAACGTCGATTGAATGCGAATAAACTATAAGGATAAATTATGGTAGAATTTTTCCAAAGGATTATAGAATTGCCTGACATGAAACTATTTTTAGACTACTGGTGGATATGGCTGATTATTATTGTCAGTCTGATTATCTTATATGAATTAAATAGCAGAAAATAAATTAACTCGCCCTCCGGGGCGTTTTTCTTTGTTCTCGTTAAGAAGTTTGTTATAATTAATTTCTAACACTGACACCCCTTAATTGGGGGTCTTTTTTTCGTTAACAAATGTTACTGTTTTTCTTAAGATAAGTTAGTATAATATTCTTATCGTAAATGCTATTCCAAATACAAATAACTAAGTATTTCGGGAGAGATAAAGCGCCCTTTTCCAAAGCGAGGGCGTTTTTTTCTTGACAAAAAATAATGATAGCGCTATAATAAATTACCCCTATATAATCTCTGAGGATTTTAATCCATGAAATTCTCATTGCATAATTTCCTAAGCGCCTTACTCTCGTGGGGCGCTTTTTATTGTGCTATAATATATTCGGGATGTTTGTGAGATTTCATCCTATTCCTAGAGTCAAGCCATTCTTCGGAGTGGCTTTTTTCAAATAAAAAAGCTCTAGCTGGATGACTTCAAGGAGTCCAACTAGAGGATAATGAGTGTTAGTACAAATTCAGAAAAAGTTTAGTATATACAAAACTAAGAGGTACTAATAATTTAAATATTATCAATTTTTCAGACAATTGTCAATTATTTATAGTAGTGTATTATAATAGTTTTAGTGGATGAGAAAAACATTCAATTACACACACTTGATAATCTTCAGTTCCATCCACACAGATCTTATATAATAACCAAGATATGTGCTGCAGATTGTCATATTTTGGTTCTTTAGCTCAGTTGGTCAGAGCTAACGGCTCATAACCGTTCGGTCGCTGGTTCGAGTCCAGCAAGAACCATAAATAAAAGGTATATGTAATAGTAGAAACTCCTTAAAAGGAGTTTTTTAGTTACGTTAATTAAAATAAAAAACTGTATATCTTAGATATACAGCCTCTTGCCCGACAAAAATTAGTTACGTTTTTAGTTACGTTTTAGAAGTAACTCATAGGTATTCATTAGTACAATAATTTTTATAAATCCCACAAAACAAGGTTTAGCGGTATCTATTGACAATTATTGACACAGTATGCCATAATAGCTCTATGACAAAAAATGCAAGACAAACCGCACTCGATGTATTGAATGACATTTTTGGCAATGATGCTTATG